AGAATACATTTTCGAGTCGCATTATTCACTTACCTCCGAGATTGAGCCTTGACCACGTTTAGAGTAACGTACCCTTTTTGAAAGCCTAAAGAAATTTCCTGGACAATGAAAGTCATCTGGAATCATAGGCTCAATAATAGACTCTGCAGGCTTTTTACTTTCTTTGTGTTTAACTTTTTTACTTATTTGGTTCATTTTGTACCTTTCGCCATTTAGCGCAGATAGATGAGAGCGTAAAAAGGATCTTGTTCTTTTTTACACAAAATTGATGACTCTTGATATATTTGCAATTACTACAGTTACCACCTTCTTCGATGGCAGCTAGCTCTTTAGCTCTTTGTTTAACTCTTTCATCTGCAAACATACTCCTAGCAAATAGATGTTGTGCGAAGTTGTCATACGGAACCATTTGAAACCGCATCCTTTGAAACCATATCCTTTGAAGCTGGACTATTTGAAACCGTATAGTCGAGACTCGTATTTGACATCAAGGACTCTTCAGCCTTCGTAGCCTTCATACTCTGATCTGAAAGAAGGGTCAGATGATACTTATCACCTTTCTTACGAAGATTAAACTTTACATCTGGCCGATATCTGCCAAGAATTGCTAACACAAAGCTGCGAACACCTGACAAGGTTTTCACATTCGTTTCACCTAAAGTTAATGCCAAGGTTTCTCCTACTTTGAGACTCATAATCTTCTCTTGAGAGGCTTTAGCTTTTGGATTACAATACGAATCAGCCACTAGTGGACCTCTAAACACATTAGCCTCTCTGGGAGACTCTTTTCCATCAACAATTTTAACAACAATTTTAGAGTCCGCTCTCCTAGTCGTCCAGCACCTAAAACCGTTAACAGCTGGAAACTTTTGTCTAAGCTTGGAACAAACCTTAGATTGAAGACTTGTAACCTCTGCGTAAGACTGCGGATTCCTGCAAGATGTTATGATGTAATAGCCAGGATCTGTTATCTTGTCCACCTGCTCTTTCACATTTTGTATCTCCACCTCATCAACATTATTACGATCTCCTACTTTTCTTTCAACTCTTGGGACTTCTCTTATTTTAAAAGGATTTCCATAACAAACGTCAATAGTTGCAGATTGTCTTAGATTATCTGATTGATCGTTTTCTTCTTTCAGAGTACCAAGGTTTTCTGCAGGTTTCTCAGATGGTTTGACATCAGATGACTTTGGATCAGCAGGTTTAGTAGGTGGTTTAATAGCAGATGGCGGTTTAATAGATGGTGGTTCAGCAGGTTTAGTAGCAAAGGGCTTATTTAATGGCGGTGGCTTTATCTCCGAAACAGGTACAGGCGGTTTTGTATTCTTTTTTAATTTGTTATTTTTTAATTTATTCTTTTTAATTTTCTTATCTATTGCTTTAGTAGCCCATTCTAACAAGAATTTAATGTCTTCTAATTTCATGACATCCTCTGTTAAATGCCCCTCAAACCGCGATTAGCAGTTCAAGGGGCAGGTCATCTTTCGACAACCGAGTTATCTTTCGATAACCAGATTACTTTGGCAAGTGTAATCAACTTGGATCTCATTAACGCTGAGCTTCGCCTTCGAAGGTATTAGCGTATACCTTAAACGGGTTCATAGAGAAAGGAAGAAACGCTATGAACACTTATCAATAGTCTTAGTCTATTATTCGCCGAAACGAGGAAACAGACAGGCCACTACTCTAGCCTATGGTTTTGATATTATCCCTTAGCAGCTTCAGCAGCAGCTTTTGCAGCTTCAGCAGCAGCTTTTGCAGCCTCACGAGCAGCAGCTTGCTTAGCACGAGCTTCAGCCAGCTTCTCCAGAGTGTTAGCAGGCATCTGACGCTTCTCTACACCTGCTTCGTAGCATGCATTAATAGCTTCTTCATTAGCAACAATAAACTTTACGAGGTCAGCATTACCTTCAGTGAGAACCATAAGCTTCTCGCTCACTGCAGCAGCCTTCTCTTCCGGCTCAAGACGCTTAACCGTGGGCCAACGGAAGCTATTCTTGACAGCTTCAACGTTTTCGATGACAAATGCGAAAGCCTTGTCACCGTTAGCAACGATTGCATCGAGAGCTGCACCCAATTTCTTGTGTTCAGCCTTGGAGACGCGACGAATAGTACCGGTCTCCAGCGCCACACCAATCTCTTCCTGCTTCGCCATTAGCCAATCAGACAGCTCCTTGTTCTTGCCAGTCAGGGTCATAAACGCTTCGTGCACCAGCGGAGCACGCAGATGCGTTTGAGCTTCTTTCTTAGTGGCAAATACTTTACCATCGGGAGTAACGAAACCGGATTGAATGGAGGCGGAGGTGGTATTGGTAGTAGTCATATTACATTTTCCTTTTGAGATTAAATTATGCTCACATCATTATGAGCATATAAGATACCCGATAGACCGCTCGGATAATACGGATGTCGCATTTGATCTGCTGCGACATACAGCAGCCCTTCAAGATTTTCAATCTTTAATTTAACGGGTTCCAGGCTTAAACCCGTTACTGCCTATTTACGCGGTACTGCAAGGTTTCGCAAAAATCGACCAAGGACACCCACGGAGGGCGCGAGGTTTGGCCGCTGCGGGCCGTTTGGAGGGTAGCTGATAGCTCACCCATGCCGTCATTTTGGGTCGCGCCTTGGGGCGGTTTTGGGCCGACTTTCGCGTTCCCTTGCCGTTCATGGAACTCCGGGATGCCAGTTTCGCCGGATATTTACGATAACGTTAATTTTAGTACTTCATAGAAAGATCTCCTCAAAGTCATGTCCATAGTGGTCACGAATATTAGCAAGCGCTTGCTGCGCGTCGACATTACCCTGTTCTGCGAGTTTCACAACAGTCGTGTATAACATCCTACTAACGTGATGATAAATCTCAGAGATTGACTCAAGATGTTCTATATGTTGTCTAGCACATCTCAGTGAATCAGCGGTTTCTTGATAAATGTTCATTTCATCCTCTTGAGTTCATTAGATAAAACGCATAACTTTGCTCTTCTGATAATTTGGTTGCATGATCTAGAATGATAACTGGGCAACGCAAACCGCGACAACTATCACCGAGCCACGAAGGAGGCCTTACACGTATATCAGACCTGCCTAAAGAATGGCACAATCTCTTTGTGTAATTTATACTGTAAGAGCCACAGCAGATATAAACAGCGTTCAAAGGCGCTGCTAATAACTGCCTAGTAGTTCTTCCTGAGCCTCTCTTGCCCTCCAGCACTTTAACCTCCAACAGCTTAGACTCCAATAGGCAAAACCTTAGTCTTAGTCCTTACTTCATCAATCGCTGCATTCAAGCTCTGAAGGGCTTGTACGTAACGATCATCGGCAGCTTTCAGATTAGATTCAGCTTTCTCGTATTGTGTCTGAGCTGCTTTCAAACCCTTTGCTGCATTCTCAATCTCTTCTTGTGCCAAGCTAAGTGAATTCTGTTTTACTTCTTTAGATATTGCCATTTTAGTCCTCTTGTACGATTATAGATTCAGCTGCATCACATCGAGTAAAGATATACTCGGTCTTATTTGTGTGTTTATTGTAAAGCCACAATCCTGCATAACCACCATTAAGTGCTATTAAGAGCTGTTCCTCTTTGAACTTTAATTCAGCTTCAAGTTGGTAGATCCTTTCTTCAGTAGTTTGTGTTGAAACACTTTTACTTAACACAAAAGATGAAGCCAGAAATAGCAAGATATACAACATAGTTAGTAGAATATAACGATAACTTATCTTCAAGCTTATTCGATTTGGCCAGAACATTCCATATCTTAAACGTAGTTGTGTGTAGGTTAACATTATATCCTCCTAAATATTAAAGGTACACGATATTCTTTCCTGCTCGGTAAGCGTGAACGATTAAATTTTTGAAATCGAGAAAGCGTTCTTCTACGTACCTGTCATCGATTCCAATGTCTACAATTACACCATAGTCATTCGGCATTCTGGTGAATTTTAGAAATGCACGATACTCTAAACGTTCTACAATCTCCTCATAGATTTCTTGCATCCGCTCAACTGACCACTCCCCACAAGAATAGTGAGCATCAAAGTCTGGATCTAGATTTCTCAAGAACACGAATGCATTATGATTGCTCATGTTAATTTCTAGATCTCCTGGACAACCATCGAATGTAAATGTTATAGACATAAGTCACCCGTTTAGAAGCTTAACCATATGTAATGCTTGGCTTTTAGCATCATCTAGCGCGTTATGTTTGGTACCTTTTACCTCGTATGGAGTTTTAGGATACATTGCCTTAAAGGTTCTGAAACAACGATCATTCCAATACTCCCATGGAAGCTGCAGTCTATTTCTTTCGTAGGCCGACTTTAGAATTACGTTATCGAAACTGCATCCGTTTCCCCATACTTTCAGATCCTTTCGATTACACACTAACCCTGCAAAGATTTGAAACTCCATTAGCGCAAGCATCTCAGAGACAGACTTCGTACCTTTCTTGAAGATATCTCTGGCTGCACTGCTTTGTTGCATCCACCATTTTACTGTGCTTGGACTGATTGAGCCTTTTGCCTTCTCAGGATCAATGATCAGATAAAATTCTTTACCTAGTCCGTCTTTTCCAAAGGAAACAGCTCCAATCGCAACAATCATCGCATCATAACCATTACCTAGAGTTTCGATGTCGAGCATGCAATTTGTATGGTTCATCTATTTATTCCTATTTTCAATTTTATTCAAAATATCCACAGCAATATTATGCCAAGCAATAGCACTAATAAAACCATTGTCGTTCTCTGGTTCTGGTGGTTTCGTGTGAGAAATCTGTTCTGCATAATGACGAATAGCCTCTATAATAAATACTTGACACAAAGCGCCATGAGGTGAATAGTTCATGAGCCACTTTACAAACTCTATGTTAGTTTTCATTTTAGTCACCTTGATGTTACCCTCATCTAACGCTTCCGACCTTTAAGCCTAAAAGATCTAACATGCAGTTTGTACAGTAATGAACTTCTCTTACTATAACGTCGTTTTCAATATTATTTCCAATAAGACCACCGCCGTTTAAATATAATATATTACCCAGAATAGCGTATCCTGTTTTTGGATCTGTAATATGTTTTTCGCACCTGTCACATTTCCAAGACTCAACTTTCATCTTTAATTATCCTTTCACTATTCGTTTGTTTGGAACATTCATCTTCTCTGTACTCATGGTACATACAACTACAGCGGATAAGGTTAATAGAGTGACAATATTTGTGCCTACAGGTAACACAAGATTGCTCAGGTCGTAATACAGATAGATCTGTTTCAACTAATGATGGAAATCTTTTTAAGATATCCTCTATTATTTCGTTTTTCATTTATAATTAATCTCATTAATGATAATTGTTGACACAGTTCCTACTTTCCACATTCTATCTAAAACCTCTGCTCTGTGGATGACTGCTCGTATTTCTTTTGAATTATCTGTCTTCGAATATTCTTCGACTACCTCGTACTTAGATTGCACAAGTGCACCATTTCTTTGTGTTCTTCTGAAATACTCAATCTTGCAAGTTTTAGTACCTTTACTACGCTTGAACTTACCATTGTTAAACGTTCCGTACTTGGCACATAAAATATTGACCACCCTTAACGGTCCATTTTCAGTCTTCCTTGTATACGGGATCTCCAAAGAAGAGACAACCAGAAGCTCACCTGTTTTGCTATCTCTTAAGATATCTCCAACGCGAGGCCAGCAGTTTGCTTTGCTCGGTATGAACATCCGATGTGTCATTTTAGCTGTCCACAGATCCCTGCATACTCTCTCTGTGTTTGTACGTATTCATTCAACAAACGTACTAGATCGTCTTTAGAGAGCTCTTCCAGATCCTCGTGATTAATAATGGCATTCAGCTCCTCGAAGAACATGTATAAGTTAAATCCCATAATAAGTATCCTTATCTAAATGTATTGTTGTAGAGGATGCTTCTTGCAGCCTGTAAACTATTCCAAGCCTCTATACGAGCTGCAATCGCTTCACTGTGTAGTATTTTCAAGATTCTCGGACTTTCACCTTCGTGTTTAAGTAGTCTGTCTTTCAGAAGCTTTACGTAGGATCTAGCCACCCTATATCTTATAATAAGATTATAGACAATAGCCCTTGCGGGCTCATGTCTAAACCTCGAGAGATCAACTTCTGTCATTATCTTTCCTTGCTACTCGAATATATCGTCAATTAACTTAGCGAGATAGGTTGCATCTACTTTTCCCTGTACATCTCGAAGCTCTGCAATTAAGTGTAACATATACGTTGAATCGACGCCTAGGAGTTGCTCTTGTAGGACGTCCCTGTCATTCAAATCAATCTCAGATATTTGCCAAAGAATCTTCAGCATTTGACCTGCTGTAATCCTCCAGCCTCTCTCGATGAACTTACGAGTCCGAAACACAGAGGCTAGAGGATACAGACTACCGCGATAAATGAGTGTCTTCGACAACAATGCTTCCAAAGCTTCTGCAGGTAATGTTAGTGAGTCCTTCGCGTAGTCATAATAACACGTAGCGTGCACATAATCAAAATTCTTATGGATTTGCTCAGGCTCTCCATAGAATCGTGTTATCAATTGTAACTTATCAGAGAGTGTAACGGCATTCTGAGAAAGAAACACAGGACGATATTTGTCCTTCTTATCAGACTTAAGAGTTTCTGCGAGTGACGCTGTTTCTTCTAAAGAGAGACTTTCAATAAAAGAGCTTGCAGTTGATTCACTACATCCTTCAAAGTATTGATACTCTTCTTGTTGTGTACCGACGGCTCCTGCTGATTGAATCCAAATAGTGACACGTTCCTCTTCTTCACCCTTGATATTTTTCTTTGTCTCCAGCCTAACTTCCGGATTAATGCTCCTAGATACGCCATTCTTAGCGTCTGCTTCGTTGATAAATCGTTTACAATAGTGCTTTGCGACCAATACTGCACTGGCTTTGTTTCGGAAGTAGATGTCATAGTCATTAATTTTTTCTCCAAGTAACATTGAAGGGATACAACCACCTGTTACAATGATATTTTCAGATATATCCGCACGCAAACCTTCGGGCAGTGTTTTGAGCCAATCCTCAATCTTGTTACGAATTAGCATCTTAATCGTAGAACGCTTCATACCTTTTTCAGCGAGACTCATGTATCTTTACTCCGTTAATGTAACCTACTTTATCTTGAGTACGAACTTGTGCGTATGGCTTTATTTTGAAATTAATACACATATGCGGTTTGCTAAAGAAATACAAGCAATGTTGTGCAGTTGATTTGTAATAGTGATATGTACAATTTAAACAATCAGGTCCGCCCATCAAATCCTCCTTTTAAATACCTTGCATACTATAGGCTTTCTATAGTGTTGTAAGCAATGTTGATGCGTAGCTACTACGAATCGCAAGGCACATTCTTCACATATCGGTTTTGCTCCTCCACCCAACAAACCTGGGGAATCTTGGCTTGTCTTTAACACCGTGGGCGAAGAAGCGGAACTTCGCGATTTTTCCGAGGTACTCATTTGGGTTGTCCCATATACGTTGTCTTTCATCATGCTTAAGTGCACCTGGAGATAACTTAAGCTCTTGTCCATCATAGTCCACAATTAAGCGACCTAATGTGTCAGAGCCTATTAGACCAGCCTTAGCTGTGGATCTTTTTGCATAACCCTGCGCATCCGTTTCCAAGACATTCTCATTGCGCTGAGCTTCTTCCAAGCCTGTAACAACTGCTTCAGCATCTTGAAAACGCTTTAGCTTGTAAATCAGACCTTCATTTACAGTTGCTCTCCCGTGTTTATATCGACCTTTAGGATCACGAAGCATAATACCCTCATAACCCGCAGCTAGACAGAGACTTTCATACGCTAACAAGTCTTCCAGCGTATATACCAATTTATGTTCGATAATTGAAGTAGCTGCAAATTTCGGTAGTGTAAGTTCCGTTTGATACTCCTTCAGGAGTCTTTCAGCGTGCATTAGGCGATAATCAAACGGCTCATTGCGAATACTTTCATCTGCACAATCAAATACACGAAAATGCATTTTAAAATCTACAGGCTCTTTATCTATTGACATTATGTACGAGTATGTACGTAGATAGACATCGAAGTCAGTTTCATTTCCAATTATAATTTCTCCATCTAACTCTGAGAACAGGGAGAACGCTGTTTGTGCCCAGATAGACGGGATATCAAGATTAGTCCTACTTTTACACGAGCAATCTTTGATTGTTACACGAATACCATCTAACTTCGGAGACACAAGTAGTGGATACTTCAAACGACTCCAATATTCAGAATCTTTGAGCGGGTCATTATTTGGTGCGAGTAGTGGTTTAAACATTAGAAAGTCCTTTAATCATTACACACAATTTCATATTTCTTAGTTGAAACCTTTTGGTATTCGATGTTTTCACCTATGAGTATCTTCTTACAAGTACCGGGTGAATCTTCATCGGGTGATACATAAAGCGTAACAGTGAGTTCTAATGAGTCTATGACCAATCCGAATACTCTGGAACCGCTTTCTTCATCATCGCGCGACTTAAATTCACCACCTAAAGTTGTTTCAAAAAATTCCAAAGCGGGTAAAATATCCTTCATAGAGTTTACTTTATAATAGATACTTACGTATATATTATTCTTAGAATAAAGAGCAAGATGAGAACTGAGTTCATACTCTTTTGGTCTATTCTCGATTTGCAGTATAACCTGCTCATTCTTTCTTAATTGATAATTTAATTCGTCTATCTTTGTCTTATGGTAAGTTACACTATCTTTAAAATAATTTAGCATTTAACGACCCTCGTTAATGAATTTCACAAGATTCAAAAATACTTCTTTTCTAGCTACTGCATTTAGTTTGTTAAAATAATCACTATCGAAGATTAGATAGAGTGATAATGGAATATTGACATCACAGGTTAATACCAAGTCTTCTACACCATTTCCGTCTGCTTTGATTACTTCAAACACAACTTCTTCTATTCTGGCAAAGTTTCGATCACACTCTTCTGCGTCTAACAGCCTAATATTCTTTACGAAGTTATAATCAATTAATGCAATTTGCTTATTTCTGCAACGTGCAACCTTCTCTATATCTTCATGTGTTCCATGCATTGTGCCTACCATTTCTTAATCTCCTAGATTGATTCACTGCAACCATAAGATTCATCAACACCAAAACCTGCTGATGCCAGTCCAGTCTCTAAATCACCGTCCATTGAGTCATCAAAATCATCTCGAGGCTCTATAATATTATTTGGGAATGCATCGTATAAAATTGTTCGTAATTCACTGACATGATCAGCAAGATGTGATACTTCTGCAATATTACTGTCCTGAAACGACAGACCATCTAGAATACCGACAAGACCATCATACACGGATTGGATTGCAATTTCTTGAATTTGGTTCATTAGAGTGTCTCCTGTGATTTATCCTCAAGTACTTCCACTTCAGTTACTGGGCTAATTACCGTCCTGAAAGCTTTTACAACTTCTAACACAGTGTAGACTGTTCCTGGACTTTTCGCAGCTAATCTTGTAGCTTCTTTTTCAGCAGATTCTATTGTTTTATGTTGTACGTTGGTGGAGGAGGAATCGTGATGAACCATCCAATATTTTACAACTGACATTTTATCTCCCATTAGAGTGTCTCCATCACAACAGGGTCTTCAATAGATTTAAATACAGCCATCGCCTCAAGCAATACAACCTTTAAGAGAGGGTTCACTCCTACGATCTTACGAGCTTTAGCAACGGCTTCAGCTTCTGTATTGTGTACAACAAATTCACCTTCACACACTGTTACCCAATACTTATCACACATTATAATTACCCCGCTAGTAGTTGAGTTGATTGTAGTTCTTTTACTTTAGCTTGCAATACATCAATTTGTTCTTGCTTCTGTTCACATAGCCGCTCTAATCTCGAGACTTGCTCTTTAGAATCTCTCAACTTATTTTGCAGATTCCATATCGTGGTTTCTGCTTTGTTCAACTCTTTGCTTAGTTTGGACATTTTATTTTAAACAACTTTGCAAGGTTAAGTTTTCCATCATATAACAGGGTAGTGAAGGCGAGTTGTAAACTGCATTAATCAGGTCTGGCATTGCAGATTCCGCGATTGCAGTCTTTAGTGAGTCTGTTTTAATAGTTATATGTTCTAAAGTGGCTTCTCCCGCATAGTGCCTTGGTATTCCCTTTTTCTGATTAATACACATGACAACTACAACATCTGCAGTACTTTTACAAATTCTATAATCTGAAGCTGTTGCTGCTGATGCTAGAGTTGTAACCAAAATAGCAATTAAAAATTTGTTCATGTTGGCTCCAATATTAAAAAGCCGTTACTACCTTTTGGTAATAACGGCTACCCTGCATTAGGGATATAAGATACTTTGCTTAGCGAAGATCTAAAAAGCGCTTATGATGGTTTACACAAGAATAATGCTTGTTGTTCTGTGAAACCTTCAGCTATATAGGCATCAAACCGAACTTTAGCCTCTTTAGCCATTCGACTATAAAGCTCAACCATGTATTCAAAGCGTTCATCAAAGTCCTTTAGACCTTGTGTTAACTCCAAAGCTTTTTGCTTATCCATTAGAAGGAACTTCTCCAGCTTTGTCGATTACAGCCACTTGACTGTAGATCTCTTGCAAGAGAGGATAAGCATTCGATTTTGTAGGAAGATCATTTAGAACATTTACAATAAACTGAAGTTGTTCTTGAGAGAAGTTGATTTTGTAGTTTTGCATTTAAAGCTCCTTTTATTTAACTGGACAATGACCGCTTGCGCATTCATCATTGGAGTCGAAATCTACTGAGTCGATTGACTCAATAATTTTTGTGTTTTCTACCAATAGTTCATAAGATTGTTGATTGATCTCTTGGTAGGGCGCTTGCATGAAACCATGCTCTGAGTGCAGAAGGAAAGAGAGTGTCTTGTAGTTGTTTTTGTAGTGTTTCAGAAGATGCTCTTTAATTGCAGGCAATTCTTCTGGTTTATAATACACAGTACAAGATACGCTATTATCGCTCCACTTTGATTGGATCTCTCTAACCATGTTCAGCTGGTCCAACGCTGTTGTATCTTTCGCTAATTTAGCAGTTTCAGGATAAGAGAATGGAAATGTTACAACAACTGTCCCATAATCTTCACTTCCATCGAAGTTCTTTACGAACTCTACAGGATAACCATGTGATTTACATACAGCGACTAACTCATGGTTTGCAGCAATACGAATACGCCTGAACATGTATTGAGCATAACCTGGGTGGACACCTGGTGTTACCCCTGGGAGTAAAGATAGAGTATTATGACTTACATAACTGTTTGCCAAGTATGTATTATCTTCAGGGACTTCAATGTCGAATGTCTCACATTCACCATCTGAGACAGCCTCTACTAGATCCACACCACACTCATTATATTGAAGTTTATCTAGCTCATCCCAAGCTGTCTTAATATAACCCTTAATATATTTTTTATCAGCAAGCCTACCTTTTCTTTCTGAAATAGAATATCGCATTCTGTTTCCATAAGAGGATTCCGTAGGTGGCATTTCTCGAACTTTTGCATCAATTCCAATAGCTCGCATCACAACAGGTAGCTGTTGAGCTAAAGTTTTACTAACAGTCGTAAACACCATTGTATCACCGTGTAAATGACCATCACCTGAGAAGTAACCTTCAATGAATGCTTTAACTACAGATGCAGGAGACATACGCACAATTAACGGGATGTTGGCATCTTCAGCTTTTGGCTTAATTAGATTATTTGCAGTAAGCCAGCGTAGCATAGGTTGAGATGTAAAGTAGAGATCAACATTTTTCGTACCGGGTCTTTCGTATATTTTTCCTTCGTAATCTAATTGGTCTAGTATAATATTTTTAAGATGATGTAGGTTTTCAAGTTTAGAAGAATTGTTACCGGCGATTCTAATTCCTTTCTTATGTGTAGAGCCGTCAGCAAAGTAACAACCTAAGAAGTAAGCCAAGTCTTCATTTAAAATATCAGGTTGTGTAATTGGAACAGAATTAGTATGATAATTTAGCTCGGCTTTTTCTAAGGTTTGGTAACTTCCACCGTTGTAGCCACCTACTCGGTATACAAGTTGATCGCCTTTTTTCAAAGTGTCAGCAGTCTTCCAGATATACCTACCTTCTTCGAGAACTCGGTACTGATGAGATGGTGTACACTCAATATCTATCCCGCTGTCCAGCTTTATTTTCTTTGTTTTCGCTAATCCATTCAAAAAGAATTTAGTAGCTTCAGTCTCTTTATTTTCTTGCGAGATTTGAATACCGAGCTCTTGCCAACGTTCACCAGAGGTATCGCCGAGTTCATTTAGATTTAAAATACCGACATCACTAACAACGAGTGTATCTCCTTTATTGCAACCACTGGGTTTACACGTAGTTAATTTAATAGACCTGTTAAATCCGTTTAGTTCAGAGTATCTCTTATCGAAATCACGAAGGTGTTTATAACAAGGGTCCAACCAAGAGAGTTGCTCTTTGGTTGCTTGCATGACGCCTGTGATACCGATACCCATCCGCATATTCTTGTGTACGACGGCATCTGTTTCAGGATGATGAGCGGGAAGTACCAAAGAGTGTTTACATACGCGATAAAGGAGAGTAGCCACGTCGATAAACTCTTCTTGTGTTTTAATATTGGGTAAGAAGATTTCACTTAAACAGCATGTCTCATAAGGCTCAAGGCTTTGTTCAGCACACTTTATTGTTAATCGGTCTAAACCGTGATCAATCATTTCTGTTGATCTCTATATGTCACCATATAGAACAGACTATATCATCACCCAAATTAATGGGGTTCATCGTCCGAGTTTGTATTGAAAAGATGGAAGAATATACGGAGAAACGATTTCCTCAAAGAAATCTGAAAATCCGTTAGGAATGGCCAAATCAAACTTATCGCCTTTACGATGAATATTGCTTTCTAAGCTAAATACCCTTTTTAGAGACTGCTTGATTAGCATTAAATCTCCATAACTTAGATTATTCAAATGAAGTCGATACGAGGGCTTAGAACCTTTCCACCGTTTATCTACGTATCTACTGCCATCAGCCATGAATGCTATAGCTAAAAGTTCAGCATCCATGAATGTAAGCATGTGCGGATCTACTACTTTATGACCCTTAATGTAGATTCTGCTATGAATTTTTGTAAAGATAGGGTGATTGTGACTTTGCAATCGAATTTGCTGTTGTCTCTTGTAACCATCTTTTTCATAAATAGCAGGTAATGACTTTTTATAGCCAACCGGTAATTCTTCCAGAGAAGATATGACATAATCAATATAGTCCTCATTCTTTTGAAGCATATTGACAACTAAACATGCATTAACAGAGTTTCCAGGAAACATTAGATGTCCGTCAAACATTGCATGCGCATATAATCTCTTATTCAAATCTTTACTCATAGTCGTTACTCCCTCCATAGCGGATTGGAACGGTATTGTCTCAAAAGAGAGTTTCACCGTGTTTAAATGAATTTTCTATATAAATTACTTTATATAGCCCCTATACAGTTAAGGGTTAAAACCTTCTACTCCCGGATCTGGAAAATCTGTCTCACCGAGTCGCCCAACTTTTCTTGATAAACGCAAGTTAATGAGGCCGTACGGTTCGCCTTTTCCCAAATACCCATCCCAAAAGTATTCATGCAAGTCTCTAATGTCGTCACAGGCGACTGAGTTATTTGACATTGCGCGATACGAAGGGATATTTCCAAGATCCCATCTTTTTGCGAGTAGAAACTCAATATCATCAGGATCTCCTATAGCAATTTGTGCCGACCGCCTTACATTTCCGGCAACAATAATAGCGCCAATAATGTTCATGATATCGAGAGCATCAATTGGTCTAATTTTTCTACCAGATCTTTTCATTAATACCTTAGAGATCTCACCAATACCCCACACGAGATCTTCAGGGCCACTTGCCACACCTCCAAAACCTTTGATAGGCGTACCCTTACCTCGCACTACTTGTGTGCTGTAAGAAAAAGTTCCTTTATCTTTCCGCTCACTTAGAAAGGCGGCTTTTAATGTTTTCGCTAAAAGCCTTACCCAACCTTCACGAGAATCTGGTACAATAAAGTCAGCACCTCCGTCATTCACTCTAGTAGGTGCCTTGAACCATTCGCGTACAGCGGGAAGCTTATCAACATGCTTCTTTTGGATATTGTAGCCTACACCTGCACCTAGCGCTAACAGATCCATCGTCCATGAGAACGGTACAATAGGGTGGTCTACAACAGTGAATGCACAATTTTGGAGAGAAGCCAACCCTAATCGATTTACCGTATCTGTACCTAGTTGCCACATGAATCTGCCAGCTACGGCGCCTTTAAGACCCAGTAGATAAGACTTAAGACGTTTAAGTTCATCATCGGAAAATCTACAGTCTAACTGAATCTGACACGCATCAAGAACTCGTTGAATAGTTTCTGGAAACTCTTCTGTCCGCTCTTTACCTTCAAGTTTCCTAGCATAAGTACGTTTATACGTAAGATACCCTACAGTAGACCAAGGTGTCTTAAGAACAGGCGTATCTTTCTTAATTTTCTTCATTCTAGCCTTTCTAACCTAACTTCTGAAACAACGAATCTAACGGCATTTCATCTAACTTGCAGAGTCTTCCTGTAGGATACACATAATAAGCACCCATTACGTCTCCAGTAAGACCTGTGTAACGACTCTTTAAAACCCTTATCTTGATCTCATTTCTTTCAAGCTCTTCCTTAGCTGACATATTTCTAGCGAATGCCACAATATCGAAGCTAATTTGCTTAATAGAACCAGACCCCTTCACGTCATCTAGGTTTGGTAATTCACCTTCCTCAAAAGCCTTACCACTCATTGTCTTTCTGAGGTGCGACACCAGACCTACCCATACATTGTGTTTCTTCACAAGTCTCAAGAGGTTATTCATCATCAGATCAATAGCCTCGTTACCTGTCTTACCTTCAGCACCTTCGGAGACAAGAATAGTGATGTGGTCTATAATGAGATACTTACAACCAACAAGCGCCATATACTCAAGGTTGTCAATAATAGTACCATCTGCAGCACTACCCTGATGATCTAGAACCAAGATTCTGTCTTCACCAAACACCTTTTCAAAACCTACTGAGAGATCTTCTAGAGGTATTTCTTCACTAGCTGGGTTTCGACTAATAGCCATTCCAGCCAGTTTTCGAGTGGTTTCAGCAGGATGCTCTTCTAGCGAAATAATACCTATCCTGTCCGATGTAGTTTCTAGCAAGTTTAGAGTTATTTCTCGCATTATTGTGCTTTTACCGCTATTATGCGTAACAATAAAATTACCTAAAACATATCTGCCGTTGCCATCTAGAGTGAATCCATAGAAATCACCTACATCTAGTGGTCTTATCTCTGTCTTAAAGCGTAGAGGGTTTTTAACTTGTAATCTGGCAGAGGCCTTCTTTCTTTCGATGGCCACAGGGATTCTTTCAAGACCATCTCCCGATATCCATACTCTCTGACATATCCCAAACTTGTTTTCCTTTTGTTCACTATGTGTAGCTTGAAAACCAAGTGAATTGGCTAATCGGATAACTTGTTTTGTAAACTCTATACTTTTTTGAGAGAATTCATAGCAATTGTGGGTTAATGTTCCGTCTGTATCTAATAGGCCCGCCAATAGTTCTAAGCGATTTTCGATACTAGCTGTCAAATATATCTCTGGAATATGCTTATTATCTATTAAGTTTAAGCCCTTTAGATTTTGTTGAAATTCATTTCCTAGGCCCCAAGAATAAGCTGTTTCATGCTTTTTCACAGGTACACCAAGTTCTAGTAGTTTAACAACTATCTCATCGCCTTCGTTAGACAGGCGAGCACCTGCAGAATAACCGTCGCCTAGCCACACGCCCAGCATATAAGGGTGCATGGGGAGAGGTGTATTGTTATTAAACTCAAGAGCGCCTGCTTTAAATGTCTTTGAGAGATGTTTTCTTTTGTCCGACCAATTGAGATACTCGGTAAGAGGGACATCTACAACCTGGTTCTCAGACAAGCCCCATCGTCCTTCAGTATCATTATTTACTACAGAAAGAATGTGAGAAGCATTGCATATAAACTTATCTTTCCCTCTGATACTGACCTCAAATAATTGTTCAGAACCTCTTTTCAACTCTAGGACAGTCCTTGGGGTGTTGTCATCCCCCATTACAAGGTCGCCTACGACGATTTCTTCTACTCTTTTTATGGAGCCATTGTACATCAAGATCTCAGTACCTAATCCGTGGCAACCTGTACCAGAAGTAAATAATGTTATCTCGCCGTGGCGCATACCTTTCAGCTTCTCGTTTAGACCGTCTAAACACTTAGGATACGGAATAGACTCTATATTATTGTACTCTGTCAACATCTGCCAGAGTTGGTCTTTACCAAGAATACCAACAGGTGAATAAGGAACAGCACCCCAAATACATTTGTTTAGAGCATCTCTGCCGTTCTTTATTAAAATGTCGTTTGCGTCTTTACAGTCTGGAGGGTGCTTTACTATTTTTACCTTATCATATCCTATAATCTTCGCAAGACTTGTAGCAGCTTTTTGACCGGCCTCGTCAGCATCCATGAATAGGATTACTTCATCAAAGCTTCTGAGCCAGTTCCTGTTCTCAATTATAGCCTTTGTTTCAGTGGCGCTAGGAATAGCCACAACAGGGTAGATTTTGTCATAGTGATCTTTAAAGGCTTGCGCCACACTTAATGCATCTATCTCACCTTCTGTGATTACAACTCTTTTACCACCCTCCGTAAACTTATCTTGTCCGAATAGAGTATTTGGCTTAGTACCTAGCCATTTAAAATCTTTAGGTAAAGTTCGTTTCTTGAAACTTCCCTCGTATGGATAGTAATGCGCTTCTGCAGCTCCATCCTCATCAATTGCAGAACGAACTTTGTAGAATTCACATATCTCTTTCTTAATACCACGCTCGGGAATACCTCTCATTGGATATTCGAGAACTTCATAGATAGTATCTTGAGATGTGTTTTTCTTAGATGATACAGAGTTTATTTTGATAGAAGACGCTGAAACGGTTGGAGTAGGAGGAAAATACTTTTTACAACTAAAACAAGTAGCACTCCCGTCCTCATAATAATTAAGGGCATCACTACTGCCACAATTAGGATCTAAACAAGGTTGATGAGCTTTAACTATCTTTCCCATTTGTGTTTACCTTCGCAGCCAGGTTCGTACACATTGCAGCTACTAACATTGCCACAATATAATCACTTGAAGTCCATACTTCTACTTGTGCTATATGAATACAAGCAAGGACAGTGAGTGCAACTACTCCGAGTGCAAATAATGCTTCTAGTACTTTCATTTAATTCCTTTCAGGAAATCTATGACCACTAATGGCTAAGATTAATCTTTCTTTGTGTCTTTCAGTAAGTTCTTCAGAACATCTCCACGAGATTTTATTTACGAGTGTATTATACGAATTAACACTCTTCATTGGAGTTAATGCTGTACACAATGACCAAGTTTCTGCGAAAGATAATGTACCTTTTGTTTTGTATTGCTCAATAGCAATATACTCGAAGTACTCCTTTCCTTTCTGTTTAATACCTTCAGCCAAGGCGGTACAGGAAGAGATATACCAAGGCCAATTACTTTCTTGTCCTTTATTTATCTTTCCTGTACCTTTGAACTGCTTCTTTCCAATATAAAAGAAACCATTTTCCATATCTCTAATCACATAGATGAATCCAATGTGATCTTTGGGAGATAGATCTTCCGGAAATTGCCAATGTCCGTTTCCTTTATATGCAGCTCTATTAACACGTCCACCAGTGACACCTTCTAAGGAAACTCTTTTAATCTTTCCTATTTCTGGCTTAACGTCAACTTTGAACACTTTCTCCGGTACCACTAACTTCTTCGGATCGATTTCCATTCTTTTCTAAATCCAATAACTCTTTTACCAACGGCCAATGGTAACAACCGAAATAATCCGTAGGTGTCTTTTGGAGATGAATCATCTTACCATTGGATAAGAGATAATCATACCAAGCATCACCATAGGCCGTCATATACATCTCTATTACTTTTTCTTGGAACTCTTCATCCGTTTTACACAAAGCTAAAGCCTTTTGAGCTTTAACCTCTCCGACTTTAGGTATACCAGGAATGTTATCCGTTGGATCGCCTTTCAGAAGTTGCTCGTAATAGAATCTGTTCGCGTAGTGGTGATCAATATCCTGAATCACATCTTTGTGGATAAAGTAATGCTTACCCACAATACATTTTAAATCTTTGTCGATTGAGCAGACAATATAAGGTTCATTTACTTTCCTGCATTCTTCAGCCCAAATACGTAGTAGATCATCAGCCTCTCGACCATCTGCAGCAATTGCCATACCTCTTTGAACAGCCAGCTCTCGTAGTGCTGGTACTGTTTCATTTGAAATTCCTCGCTTGTGGCGGTTCATTTTATATTCTGGGTAGAGAAGCGAGCGAAAATTATCTGGACCTTTTACAGCCATCAAATAGTCTGTAGCGAATACTCTCGCACAAATTTCTTCGACAATATGTTGGAAATTTTCCCAAGCTCCTTCTAAATAGGCTCTAGCTTCCTCTGGAGTGAATTCAATATCACCTTTCATGTTATTCAAATCCATCATCCAGTGACCGTTGGAGTCTTTCTTAAATCTACTTTCGCATGCATTGTAAGCCAAGACGTCTCCGTCAATTAGAGCCAGCATCTAACCTCCTGTAGATTCTACGAAAGTTTCGGATAGCCTTTATTAATATCAATTCAGAGTCTAGCTCCTTCTCACAATCTTTTAACACATCATCCGTATCTCCATTGATATAATGAGCTTTCAGAAGACAAGCTTCGCAAGGGTGTAATCGTCTGAGTGTTTCGGAAATAAGTTCTAGCTGTTCTATTCCAAACTTAAATTCGGAACTTATCTCAACTGCAAGCTTCTTGCGACTTTTCAGAACACCCACTGCCTTCAGTGTTCGACCCTCTTTCTTGTAAATTGTCATCGGTATCATTATTTGCCTTTCTAAAAATAGCGTCGTAATTTTCTCTGTATTTTTCGCTTTGTGTTTTTGACTTAATAAAGTCGCCGGTTATTTCATTCTTAGCTACTTTACTCATTTTTCATTCCAAACAAACTCTTCAGATAACGCTTAAATCTCCAGTAGGCTAACTGGCCGAACCAGATTCGTTTTTGTTCCACAACAAAATCATCATATGTGTCCATTTGCTTCTTAAGCGCTGCTAAATAAATCTGACGAATCTTTTCAAAATCTTCTAGTTGTTTCTCATTCATCTTGCAGGTTCGCTCGTAACAGAACGGGCCTTCGTCCTTTTCAATCTGACAACAATGGTGAGGACAAGCTGTATAGTAGCATTCAATAGTCATATTAAAGTCTTTCCCAAGCTCTCTATCAATGTGTTTCTTTTCAGAATTGCAAGCTCTAAATCTTCAAAGTATCCGAAGTTATAGTTTTTACCATTAATCCTAAATTGCAAATGCCATTTTCTGTGAGTCTTGTTCCAAGTAATATATTTATGACCTGAAGTATTACCTTTAAAAGACTGATTACTTTGGTTCTCACTGTTATTTACAAGTCTAAGATTCTCTATATGATTATTTAGAGGATTTCGATCAATATGGTCTATTTGGAGATTATTTTCAATCTCTCCAAAGAACATCTCATAGATTACTCTATGTGTATAAAATTTTCGACCAGAGAACTCAATGGCCTTATATTTGTTTCTTACTGTACCTGCTTTCTCACCTACCTTTATTCTGCGCGAATAGGCTACTTTCCAATAAAGTTCACCATCTCTGTATTCAAAGATAGTGTTCCACAACTGTTTATTGAATCCATCCGAATCTTCCATCAAACATTTCTCCTTTAGGGCGCGTCCAAATTCTTCCTTTAGAAGATACCTCAATATACACCACTACATCTTCCAACGTGGCCTCTACTTTAGCAAAACAAAGTATACGATAAAAGTTTCCAGTTTTGTGATGCACTACAAGATCACCTGGATCAAAAGAGATGTGAAGAGGGCTGATCGTCATCTTTGTTTAAGATAGCGTTATGCATCATTATACCTAGAAGTGCTGCCCAGGCAATATCGAGCAGTTCTTCTACTCTTGCCTGATTATGTAAGCGCTTATGGATAGCTTCGCGATATTCCATTATTTCTTGATCCAAGATACCCATGCACTCGAAATCTGAAGACAGATGATTCCATCCTTTTTGTGTCAGACGATAGTCTATCTTTTGCTCCAGACTATCTAATGCTTTTACGAGATCTGTTGTTGAAAATTTAGGTCTATTCATTGGTGATCCTTTTCGACAGCGTCAGTGGCATTCATACCATGTTTTTCCAATTTTTGATTCTCCATTCATTATGTTCACTCCAAAAAGTTTAGGGCCTTCTATGAAAGCCTTCTTTGCCAGCTCAGCAGCGCGTTGTGCATACTCATCAGGTACCATAAAATCTAACTCATCGTGCATCATTATTAAAGGCTGATATGGTATGTTTTCTTCTCTCAACCATTTAGTTAAAAGTAAACAAGCTCCTGATACAGTTGCCTTTTCCGCTGCCTGTAAAAGATACACTAATAGTTTATGGTAGCTGTTCACATAGATTCTTTGTTCAGCAAGACCTATGATATAGCCTGGACCACTCTGACTGGTCTTTCCATAAATATTTTCCAGCGTCTTCATTAGAGCCTCGAACCCGGGTACCTTCTTCAGAAAACCGTTCTTTAGTTTCTTACCCTGCTTTTCATCTAATACACCTGTGATATATAACCATAGCTTTCCACCAGATGCGCCAAACAAAAATGCATAAAGGATTCTTTTAGCCGCAGCTCTCTTAGTTCTAGCGATCGCCTTTTCTTGAGTATCTTTCTCGTCTTTTAATTTTATACCTTTCTTTACAATAAAGCCTGTCCAATCAAATCCGATTGCTTTTAATACTTCATCGAGAGCGCCTGCATTATAGGTGTGAATATCTCCATTAATCAGCTGATGTGTAAACTCCTCATTCTTCAGGTAATGTGCAAGCCCACGCGCTTGATTAGAAGCAGAGTCAGCGCCGATAAAGCTCCACCCTGGTAATACTGTAAAGAGATCACGCATTTCCTTACCCCAAGCTGCCTCTACTGATGGTACATTAACAATGATAGAATGTCTAGAGCGAAAACTAGGTGTACCAATCGTAAAACAATCACCGTGTACACGATCATTCTCATCACAGTTAGCTAGCCACCCTTTTAGAATAGCATGCCTAGCGCTTGTAGATAAATAATCAGCATATAACTTTCCATCACCACCTAGAAACTCAAGGCTCTCTTCAGTGATCTTTGGCGACATCTGGACCTTCTCATACCCTTTATCTGTCTCGACTGTCTTCCAGTTAAACTCGATAGGTTGCCAGCCGTGACGATATAGAAAGGTCTTCATGTCAGTGGTACTGCCAATCTCTAAAGGTTTAAACTCAACTCTACAGAAAGGCCCACAAAGCGTACGATCTTCTTCATCCAGAATACCCTCTTCTGCGAGGATCATCGGTAGTCGTCCTATTGTGTCCTTTTGAAACCAACTGACTGTGTGATGTGTATACTCACCATTCTTTTTGAACTTAGGTGTTTTAACTTCTACTTCGCCCTTGTCTAAATCTACTGCTACAGCTTTCATTCCTAAGAGTGGTGTGAGTTTATCTGCAGTCGCTTGTAATTCATCACCCATCTTCTTATACAACTCTTCAGCTTCCTTTCGCTTAAAGGGCCAACCTTTAAAACCAGCTTGAGCACTCCAAGTACCTACTGCGTGTTCTGCATTAATGTAGTACTTAAGACGATCAGGTTCTCTGGCTCTTCCAAGCATACCTGTAAGCTCTTTCATGAGTTCTCTATACACCTCAACGTTTAGCTCAACGTCAGAGATACAACGAGTTCTCATCTCTTCACTATATTGTGTCCAATCTTCGTGCTCTTGTTTTGGTTTGTTTAGATGCTCACCCCAAGCTTCAAGACTGTGTCTTCCTCCAAATCTACTATAGTCTAGAATCAATGATAGAAGCATGGTGTCAAGAAATCTGGTGGAATGTGATGGTGTCCATCCAAACAGTTTCTCAAGCGCAGGTATGTCGAAGTTTAGAATGTTATGGCCGACAAGCAGCTCTGCTTTACTAAAGACTTCTTTCCAACCTAAATCACCTTGTAGCCAATATTGCATTGTTCTTGTTTCAATGTTATATGCTGCAACTATCCAGCATGTAGAGCATGCGTGGAGTAAACCATTTGTTTCGATATCGAATACATATTTAGACATCTAAATTTTCCACGAGAAGCCTTCTATGGATATAAAGAAGGTGAAATACTCCAGTATGCTACCTTATATTTATCCACAACACTTGAAGTTTTTACAAGAATATTTGAATCAAATAGTTCTATTATTGCTAATCTGCAAGCTTCCTTTTTAAGCCCAACGCAATCAGCTACAGCTTGGTGTGTTAAACCTGGATTAGCTTTTAAGTGATCTACGATTAGATCATATTGTTGTGATCTTAACTCTCGATTGTTTTCAGGAATTAGATTCTTAGCATTTTGTAGTAACGTTTCTAAGGTTGGTTTATAAAGTAGCATTTTTACGAATTCATTTGTAAATTTAGGTTTTATCATATAAATCTCCAATTCTCGTGGTCTGCAAAGCTGTACTCTACACCATCGTCTGATATTACAGAGAATATAGGTACTTCTCCACAATCTCCATCTGAAAAGAAGTCACTTATATAGAGTTTTCCTAGAACAAATACACCTGACTCCATTTCTAATTCTACACGTTTATTAGCATCACACCAGTCTGGCCAAAATGTATTCCATTCTTTGTCAGGCATTTACTCTCCTTTTGTTTTACGCAGTTCATCTATTAATTCCGTCTGTCTTTTAATAAGGCTTATATTGACTTTATCCAATTCTCTTAGCTTATCTCTTTCCTCTATGAGTGAGCCTAAGATCGATTTCGCTACCAGTACATCCGGACAATCAGATGTAGGATCCTTTTCAGATTGACGGAGATTTTCAAGTTGTGTAATTCGTTGGTGTAGCTCTTTATTCTCTTCCTTACAAAAGTACTCACCAACAACTTTTGACCACTCCATCAATTTGTTAATAGCATCCTTTGGATTGTCATTTCTTTCAAATACACCTAGATGTGTTACTATCATTTGTTCGTCAATAGCAGTTTCGAGTTCGGTTACGCGTTGTTGTAAACTATCGAACTTCTTTGTCACTGAAGATAGTTTATCTAAATCAGCATTTCGTTCTAGTGCTTCGTGTAATTCATCTCCTTCTCCTGTTACTGCGTCGAGTGCTTCTTCTGCGATCTTCCACAGAGTGCCTGTTTGATGTGAATCGCGTATCGTTCTAAGAGCTATTCTCAACCGCTGCTCTCTGGCTTGGCTGGCTTCACCTATAAAGTACTTTGCATTTACTGCACTAGGGTGATTCGCTGCCTCCAGTATTTGTTTCAGTTTCAGTACTGTTAATTGAGTCATTTCTGCTTTTTACCTTGTTTTCACCTTCGATCGCTTTCTTTTGAAATGCCATCAGATCAATCTTTAAACCTAGTCCTTCAAGTGTCTGATCTTCCAGTAAGACCGTATCATCTTCTGTCAAGATATAAGCTTTAAAACCGGTAGGTCTTTCTGCTAACCAGACACGTACACCTCTTAATCCTTTTAAGAATGCATAACGAGTGAGGTCATTTTGAAACCAGTATTTGACACCTATCTCATTTACGAAGTCTGGTTCAGTCATTTCAAACCTCTGGAGGAAGCGGCGGTAATAAAATAGCGGGATATTCTTTAGCTAAACGAACGACTCTGCTTCCATAATCTTCAAATCGTTCTTTAGCCTCTTCCAATGAAGCGAATAAGTTATCAGAAATCCAATAGCTATATTCTTCCTTAATAACAGCTGGCCAATGAGGAACTAGTTCAGGTTCTCTGATTCTATATTCGAAGGTAGCATCCCAATTGACGCCTAGCCATTTAAACCAATAGTCTTCTTCAGCAGCTCTAACTTCTACAATTTTACCCATTTCTAGTGCTTCGAAAAGATCCTGCGGTTTCACTTGTGTACTCATTTAATTATCCTTTACAGTAGATATTCGTTTAAATCTCTCATCAACAGCTTGGATTAAATCATCCAATCTTAAACGTGCCAGATCTAAATGTGTTATACAAAGTTTATTTGAGAGTTCGTACTCCGCCCTAGCTAAACACAATCTAATTAACTCAATTTGTTCAGCATTGTGTTTCAATTCCCCTTTAACCATTCCCAGATCTAAGTTTTCATTCATGATCTTTAACGAACTTATTATCAGTTACAGTCTTCCATTTAGAGCGATCATCAATTAAGACTCCATTATGCTCCGCGTCAAGAAGAATAGCACAGCCAGCCATAACATGACCAAGGTGGTGAACACCGCTATCAGGCGCGGAGCGTTCTCCACTATACCACGCAATGAGATGACGAAGTATAGCATCGTAGAAGACAGCACTAGAAACACTACTATCACGCCAATTAAAAAGACCATATTTTTCTGCTCCATTGTTCATTGCGGCTCCGAGACCTACCAGAGCAATCGGAGGGATAGGTGAGAATACGTGCTTCCCTTTCGCAGCTATATTTTTAAGGTTTTCTTTTAAGTTACCTTTTTTGTGAATATCTGTTAGGTGAACATCTGTTGTGTGAATATCTGTCTCTTCTTCATCGAAAGGATCCCATTTTTTGTGCTCAGCTTGTGAAACCTCGTCTCCACTATGTAACGCCTTGTCTACAGTTTCCACATAATCGTACCCAGACTTGTGTTCAGGCTTATGTTCAGGTTTTGGTGCGTCACGCCATTGGTAATCCCTAGCAAGTTTCTCTTGCCACTCTTCAATAGCTTCAAAGTCTCCGAGACAGTAAGATAAGAAATTCCTCTGTGTTGGTTCGCTGATCTTATTATCAAAAACTTTAACACAATCGCCTGGTTCAAATTGATGAATAATCTCTGATAGATTTGTTGTAATGTCTTTTCGCTTATCATTTGAATCGTATAGTTCGTAGGTGTATCGCATTAGCTTGTTCCTTTAGGATATGAAACACTGATATGTGAATACTGATATGTTAAATGCCGCACCCTAAGGCACGGCATTTTGATGAGAGTCTTATTTAGAAATCTGACATTGGATCTGGAATACCTTCTTCAATAGGTAAAGGAATTGTTTGACCTTCGACCTTTTGGAAGAACTGGCGTTCTTTCGGTTTAAACACAATATGTTTAACTACTTGTAAGCCAGACAACAGTGAAGCAATCTTTACCTCTGTTGTACCTGGTTTCGTATACTCATATTGATATACTTGAATATTACAAATTGACTCATTTCCAATTGTATCCGGGTCAATATGATCAAGCTTGTAGTCCAGAACAGGTACAGGCTTGGAAGGCTCACCTTTCTTATTCTTAGAGTTCTTGCTTAGCGTCATTACCCACGTCTTCTGACCGTCTTCATCAAGCAAAGGCTCGCCTTCTTGATCACCCTCTTTGTGGATCATCAGCTTAGGTTTCATCCCAAACTGTTCCCATTCTTTCTTTTGGTTAGCATCATGCGTCCGAAGCTGTACTTCCCAACGCGGATTTTCCTTGTCAAAAGTAGCGTTAGGCCGATCCGGATTAAGGCGGCAATAATATACTTTGCAATTGCTGACGGTAATAGTTCGATTCATTTTTTGTCCTTGAGGTTCTACTGTATGTTTTCGATAAGTAACGTTTAAATATGACTCTCATCGAGTCATTAATTTAACGGGTTTGTGTCAATCAGTCTCGTCGAAGATATAATCCCAATCTTCTTTGGTGCAACCTGAGATAATGAACTCGCGTTCACCGTCTGTCAGGTGTGACAAAACTCTTTGAATTATAGCACCATTCTCTAATTCCTTTAACTGAGCTTCAGTCACATCAAGCTCTAACACATTCAATTGGCCAGTTACAGGACTAATACGTTCTATTCGCATATACGTTTCCTATCTACATTTATGCACTATCCTTGTCATACAAACTCGTTTCCATATCATGTAATGGCCGCCAAGCTTGCCGCGTAAGTTCTATTGAGTGTACTATATTAGCAGTCACTAAATTCTGAGGTATGTAGTAGGTATCTCCTCCGCTGTTGTTGGTTACATTAAAAATTCCAACAAAAGCTGGATTATCACATACGTATTCACACATATCAAAGGCATCAGCTGCTTTCAAGATATTCATGTAGAATCCATCGGAATCAACATGTCGAGTCTTGATATTTTCCAAGTCTTTAAAAGTCTCTATAAGCCAGAAGTGACCTCCGTACAGATACTCATAGGATTCTTTATCTTCTGTGTCTAAACGTAAGTTCATCAATGTAGTAGGAATTGATGAGCCGCATATTACATAACCAATCCTACAAAATAAAGCTTCAGGGACCTCACCTGCTTTGTAAAGCGCGATAGTCTCGTAGAAGTTAGCGCCTAGTTGTTTCATTGTAGCACCACTTTCTTTTCAGGCTCTTGTTCAGCTGCATCTTGCTCAGTCATACCTTGTCCAGCTGCGTCTTCTACAAGCGCAATACAAATACCTAGTGCTAGACTGATCTTCACGTCAAATAACTGAAACATATGCTCTGGACGAACACCTCCCATTAGCTCTTGTCGTTTCATTTGTTCTGAGATCTTTTGAATATCTGATCTGATGTTACTAAGTAGTTGTTGTGCTTTTTCTTTTTCCATTATTGGTTCCTTTTTTAACTGAATGCGTATTCACTCTCTAGAATCTGACTTACATCTAATTTACCGATTTCAATATTACTCAAATCTCCTTTAATAGTTGACATCAATTGCTTAAGCGGATCGGTCTTGTACAGCTCCACAAAAGATTCTCTTACTATTCTATATAATGTAGACATATCTCCTAGCAAACACCCATAGGAATCATGGATTGTGGTTATCTCAAAATCACACATATAAGCTGTAAGCATTAAATGTGCCGCGTCTAGACTATGGATAGCATTGGGGCTAGCGCCTTGAGATTGTTTACGTTTGCTATGTTTCGGCAACTCCAAGTGACAAACGAATAACTGGATGTCATTGTCAAAGTAACCCGTTCGTGTATTTCTTGGTCCTGTCGGCGGACCATACTGTATGTGTACCTTCTTTACTGTACCCTCTGTGTAATGTTGAACCACAGGAAAGTTAGTTACTGGTACTGTCCACCTTAAGAATCTACCTTCTTCTTCTGCAACTTTACCAGCTTGCTCGAAAGAAGATAAGAGACGCATCGGACGTTTCATACTGAATTCACATGTATTGAAAATCTCGCGACCTAAGAATGCACCCCACTTATGCTCCATGGCGAGTAGAAGTTGAATGCCGTGTTTCTTACTGTCATCGATGACCTGTTCCGTTGTGTTAAGCAAGGTCGTTAGGCTTGCCCATTCTTACGAATGCTGCATGTTACCATGCAGACCAGACTATATCTTCATTTGATTTACTCAAATGCACCCCGTTTCGAGTAGACTTCTACTCTACGCCCTAAGGCTAGTCGTTGAACCTTCTATCTGTAGAGTATTCTTTTTCAGAATAAGCTCACCAATTCGAATAGGGCTTAAGCTATGGTGGTGAATACATACATTATACAAGAAACGAGGTTCTTGTCTTGCAGGTCGACCACCACAGATATCGCAACATTCTTCTGTGAGATACCCAAACATTTCGAAGTTTTTAGTAATCAGTTCTAAGCACGGATTCTTCATAAATCCTCCAAAATATAATAAATACAGTATAGCTTGGCTGCTGATTGACCTTACAGAAGGTTTCCCAGCAATTAAAGGTGTTTTAAATGGGCAAATACTTACCCATTCCATATGGTGTAGCTCCATCGTTTTGTTCAACAGTGTTCGTTAGACACTGCCCGCGTGGTGGCGTAAGTTTTATTTCTTTCGTCTTATTGTGTCTTTGTCATCAGGGTCAGCTGTTAGCCATATGTTTGGCCAAGAGCTGCAATGAGGTAACATATCATCATTTGCGAAATACAAATTAACAGGCTTATACCAGTAGAAATTTTTCTCAACATTAAGTTCAAAAGGAGCTGATCGAAATGTAGGAGAGAATTGTCTAAAATTAGTATCTCCAATTCTTCGTATCACTAATGGCTCTACAGACATCACATAATAGAGACGAAAACCCATTGACGTGCTTCTTGCAAATCCACCTACTTCATATCGTTCAGCCTTGGCAGATCTGACGTATCTTCCGCAGAAGTAAGGTAAATCTTTCTTAGTTAGTTTGTTTATTTGCATTTTTCCAATACCCGTCTGTCTCTAAGATATGCTGTTCAATCAGGGCGTCTGCCCATAACTTACGAGGAATAAAATAAGAAGTCCCACCTGCATTACTTGTACACAATAACAACATTGCCCATTCTGAGGATGGATCATCTTTAAGGTATCTAGCAACGTCCCAGCTTTGAACACTTTCAGTGCACTTGCCAGTAATACCCTCAATCTCCTCAAGATCCTCAACCGTTTCACATACTGAAGGTTGACCGCCGAGTGTTAAATCAAAATAATCTGGACTGTCATAATGCTCAGGTTCTTCTGTTTTAAAATAGTCAAAACGTTCTTTAACACCGACAGCGGGAACGTCATCCCAACAAAGTGCTTCTAACAATTCTTCCGCAATTTCAACGGGAATCGTCTTATTCTCTACAGCATCTTCCAATTGTTTCAAATTCTGAAATTCAATCATTTTATCCTCTTTGTCATTAGCTATCACTATTATCTGCCACCACAGCAGCTGCATATCACTATGCAGACCAGACTATATCATCATGCAACGGTTTCATTGTTGCAAGGAGAGCGCTTCCTACGGACTTCCGTAGTACTCTACTCAGACACTTATACCTCAACCTTCATAAATAGAAGGTACTTACGATAAGGGTAACGACGGCGCTGAGCGATTGTATAATCTTTAGCATCTTTAAATGTATTAAAATACGCAAAAATATTCTCACCCTCTACTTCCGTTATTACCATGTACTTTCGTAAGAAATTCATTTAGTGCCCTTTCGATAGTCGTTGCACCTTACTTTCGCTAAAGTCTTGGCTCAGGATTGTCTATTGTGTAATAAATAGGTGTCCCCTGAATTCACTCTCTTTTACTTCCGCCTTTATAACGGAAGTGTCATAACATTCACGTTGTTAAGGATACTCGCGAGGTACCCCCTTTAAACATTGGCAAATTCACCGTATCTTTCTCTAGCTACTTCACAATATTTCTCATAAGCAGTTGTAGGATTGTTAAAGAAACCTAAAAACTTATTACGACCATCAATTTTTATTTGTGCAACCCATTTTTGTTTTTGTTTATGCCAACAAACACCTTTGTAACCACTCTTATTATTGCTCTGGGCAACACGATTAAAGTGATTTTGTTGATGCGTACATAATCTCAGGTTTTCAATCCTATTATCATTGCGAATACGATTAATGTGATCAATTGAGAGTCCATCTGGTATAGGACCAAAGTGCATCTCCCAAATAATACGATGAATTCTTACAGACTTTCTATCGATATAAACACAACGATAACCATCGTTGGTCTCATATCCTACATCACCAGTCTTGCTGGAATCTTTCCAGAAAAGTTGGCCGTTGTCATAAATGAACAGATTATTATAATCCATGTCTTTTCTCCAAGTTTAAAGCTGCATATCACTATGCAGGTCAGACTATATCATCATACAGCGGTTCTGCTATACGGAGAGCGCTTCCACCAGGCTTCCGGTGTACTCCCTTACGGGATAGTCGTTGCACCTTACTTTTGCTTTCGCTAAAGTCTTGGCTCAGGATTGTCTATTAAATAGGTGTCCCCTGAATTCACTCTCTTTTATAAGCGCCATGTTATTAACGCTTAGCTATCTTCCTTCTTTCTTTCTGACTAGTTACACGATTCCAAAAGACAACTCCAGCATCGTCCATGATAGCCTCATTTGTCTCTTTGAATTTCTTTATCTCATCTATTAGTTCTTTGCGTCGCTCACTCGCTATCGGAGCCTCTTTGATCTGGTTCTTTAAGTCTATTATAGTGTCAATTGTTTTGTTTGCCCATTTGATTCGATCTTTAGGAATCCTGTCCTGTTTGATCGCTAGATTAGTCCAGACGTGTTCAGCGATATATGCGTACAAATCTCCAGGTAATTCTGAAGGTACGAGATTTACATGTGGTGCAGTTATTTCATCACGTACGAGTGCGGACAGATGTTGCGCACCGTTATTAGACATTTATCTTCAGAGATGTTCGTTAAGCACCTCTCGCTTGGCGGCAATCAGATATGCGTCCAACTCTTTCCCACACGTATTGAATAAATACATCCACAAGATACTCCGTATAGTTTCCCAATAGCTGTATTTCCTAAACCTTCTTTGATAAGGTTTCTTATTTCTAGGATATCGCTGTTTTTTAATTTCACAGGACGTCCTGCGGTACGCGACTCACCTATGGTGTGTAAGCCAGTTTTAAAAGCATGTCTATGATTGTCACCAATAGTTAACCACTCTAAATTTTCAACACAATTATTTGTTTTAATACCATCTTTATGATTTACAGTTAACAGCTCTAAGGGGTTTGGTATAAATGCGATAGCAACAAGTCTATGTACCTTCTTTGTATAGCTCTCACTATGAAACCAAAGTGTAACCAATTCATATCCATCTTTATCTATTCGAGGTTTTATAACAGTAGCACGCTTATTACTGTACACTACACCTGTATCTGATATCAAATATTGTCCTGCGAATCCTTCTATTTCACGATAATTTACCATTCAAAAACTCCTTTTAACTTTCAAAGCTGCCGCCAAGCAGCTGCATATTACTATGCAGATGAGACTATATCTTCACCCTTTGCAAGGTGTCTTGTGCTTCCACTGGACTTCCAGTGTACGCCTGTTAAGGCTAGTCGTTACACCTATAACCCTCTTTAAGATGGTTATTTGGCTCGGTATTGTCCCGTAGGAGTTCCACCGAATTCACAAGATTTAAAGACAGCTACTAATTAACCGTCTACGAACACCTCAAGTTGCGACTCATAGTTGAAATTGTCGATATCCACATCTTTCAAATTCAACTGCCAGGTTCTTAGTTTAAACAATTCAATACAAGCAGCAATGAATTGCCAAGGCTTATCAGCTGTCATCCACCCTTGATTTACTTTAGGGTTAGCAGCGTAACTAAGAATAATCTCCTCATTATCAAGAACCCATTCGAATCTGTCTTTAAGTGGAATTTTATCCGACTTCAATCCATCATCTCTTCCACAATCTCCGGCCCAGTTATTAGCGATGCTAACACAAAGCCAGAAGAAACCATTCTTTCCTATCGGTTTTCTATCTTCACGGAGTAATAGACCTTTAGCGTAATCGCTACCTTGCTCGTGTAGAAATGCTGTGTTTGCATAGATTCTACCACGAAAGTCTGTCGTATATAAATGATAGAATGTCTTGTGTAGAAAACGCTTTGCTATGCTTCCGATAGTTTGTGCTTCTCTTTGTTTAGTTGCGCGAGCCTCAGCATTGTGCTGGCTCCAGATGTCATTAAAAGCTTGTGTCTTATTTCTTAATGCCCAAACAGATAGTTCATACACATTAAAATTTATCTGCCACCCTGTTTTCATTTTTCTATTTAATACGTTAAAAATGATTGGATGTGTCTCAGGTAGGAGTGCATTAAGAACCTCTGAACTTTCTGTCTTAACGAGTGGAATGCCTGTTACATGATACGCGGTTTCCCATGGAGCGTATGGCTCAGTAGATGGTAATTTTTCAGTTACATTGAATACGATAGAGTTGTAAAGCATCTCTAATACATCTTCTTTTAGTACAGTGAAGATGTATGTACCATGACCTCCATTACCGCTACTCAATAGAACATGACCTATTCCACACTTCTCAAATGTGTATAGAATAAAAGCGCCTGTTCTAGCAGCCAAGGCGGAATTGCGTTTCTGTTTAGTCTTATTTCGAATAGTATGTCCGATAGCGCATATTACTTCTACCATTAAGGCAGGCTTCTTTTGTTTATTTCGTGAATGAAGAAATATAACAGCAGTTGCTATGTCTATCATTGTTTCAATGGACATCTTTTCCGATGACACAATTGTTTTTAAAAAACTAACAGGATTCTGTGGTGCTAGCTCAGACACCAACCTTTCTTTTAATGAATCAATTAGTATTTTTTTGTTCATCTGATACCCTTATTTGTGATACTTACTTAAAAAGCTTAACAGTTATAAAGATAGCTGTTATTAATGCTACTATTACTAGATACTTTGCTAATAGACCGAATGCTAGCAGTCCTAGAAAGAGTTTAAAAAAACCTGACATGTATTATTTTACCCAGACGACAACTCTACGGGCATATACTTCCAGTTATCTTATGTCATACGAAACCTCCTAAAAAGAAAAAAATAAAGGAGAAGAAACCGCCCCGAAGGGCGGTTGTGTTCTCTAGGTGTTACTTTATTTTGCTGCCGGTGATTCTTTCGAGCATTCCGATTCTTTTTCCGATTTTTTATTAGCAAAGAGGAATAGCGTGGCGAACATCAGAATGAACACCAGCGTCGCTAGTATAAAACTTTTACTCCCTGCTAGTGTGATCAGTGCACTGGCTAGAGATACCCCTACTACTGTCGGAAAGACTATCAGCATTATAGTTGCAATGCTTCCAAATACGATGATTGGAAAGACTGTAAAGCTGATCACCATTGCCAATGCAAGCGCGAGGTAAGATACTAGTTTTCTCATTTTTAAATCTCCTTTTTACTTGGTTGATGAAATTAGCTGAAGAGCCTCTTCGTACGTCGTAGCATATCCTACGATAAATCCACTATGATCCAGAACTGTGAATCCAACACTTGAACGAAATACAGACATTATAGTCTCCTAAACATAAGGTTTGAAACATGAGAGGCTCTCAGTGCTCTCGGTACTGCTTAAATACTCTAATTGATTAAAGTATTTAAGGTTAGATCCTACGGTGTTTTGTAAGATCCTGCCCTACACTGAATAAGACTGGTTTGCGCGCTCAGTGCTCCGACGCTGCTGTTAAATAATTCTATCTAGATTACCATATATGCCAGTCGCATATTACTCTCATCTAGAAAGCCTTATTAATAAAACCATATAACTTACACCCGAAGGTTAAGGTCATATAGCCCAAGCCTACCTATAAGGTCAGTTGACTTGTGTCTCTGAAATAGCTATTGTGTTATAATATACTAAAAAATAAATGGGGACTTTACTTCTCGTTAGCACACATGGTAGATCCCCAGCCTCCATGCTAAAGTCTAACCTAACCTATTTAGTCCATAGGTGGACCTATTTAACCCATAGGTGGGGTGTTATAATATACTAAAAAATAAATGGGGACTTTACTTCTCGTTAGCACACATGGTAGATCCCCAGCCTCCATGCTAAAGTCTAACCTAACCTATTTAGTCCATAGGTGGACCTATTTAACCCATAGGTGGGTGTTTCTGCTGCTATATAATTGCGACAGTCAGCAGTTATGGCTGAACAGTCTAGATGGGTCGTCATCATAACATGACGTCGCTGTTTCCTCTAAGCGGCCAGCGCAGGCCTTGTTACTAATTTATGATTTAATAGGGACTTTACTTCTCGTTAGCACATATACCGGATCCCTAGTTCGGTATACTAAAGTCTAACCTAACCTATTTAGTCCATAGGTGGACCTATTTAACCCATAGGTGGGGTGTTTGAGTCTCCTCATATAAGATACTGCGCTTTGCGCAGATTCTACCATTATTTGCGCAGTAGCTTATATGATTTGGACTAGGATCCCATAGGTATATCTCCCTTAGGTTTGTCCAACCTTCTTTCGTTCACGCATCACTCAGGATTTCACCTTGAGTTTCGTCGGCATGTCAGCTAGGGATTGTTGCCCAGCTGAGATCCTATTTGGTTCCCGATCCACGTTTTTAGGTCTTCGTGATAGACCTTCGCGTCTATGACGCCTACAGCATCCATCTGTTTCTTTTGACGCCAGGCCAGATTAGCCTTTTGATTCCCAATTGCCAACTTGAAGATCTTCAATGCTTCCTTGTAAGAAGCAAAGGAACACTGGTTCATCCCGTCGTCATAGTTAAACTTACGGTCGACGCTCAACCTATCTTCGGACAGATATACTCGATACACCCGATCTTCATCGACCGTAAGTATCAGTGTGTCTTCCCGCAAAGGACAAAAGAAACTGCGGAGTGTTACTTCTTTCATCTGAAGCTCCTGTTGTACATGAAGTATCGAGTACGCGCCCTCGATTAAGGCGACATTCATTTATACTACCTGTCGGTAGTTGGGATTAGCGACCGCCAACCACTTTGATTTTAGAGATATCAAAGAGGCATTTCTTAGACCGCTTGCCATCGGGATTGTACTCACCTAGATAGCCGGTGACTTCAATCATTGCACCGATTGCCATTTTACCGAAGATTTTGCAATCATCTTCGAAATCCCTTTGGCGAAGCAACATGTGTTCTTTCACCACAGATTGTGTTCCCACAACCTTAGGAGATTCTAGAACAAGTGAAACTTCACCACTCCGATATTCCACATCTCGGATTCGCCCTATAAGGGTAGTTTTTCTACACATTTTATTTCCTTTCAGTAAGATTTCAGTAGGATTTCAGTAAAATTAAAAATCCACTCTCGGTTGTTCAATAACAACCGGCAGAGGACTCTAATATCCACCACAATAGTGACAGACATCAGACTCATACTTCCCTACTGTCCAGAAACGTTCTGGACCATTAGGGCAAGTACACCTCGGAAGTGGTGGTGGAGGTGGAATGCGCTGCATAACACACTCTTCCCAGGAGGCGATATTTCCTCCACACCATCCGATGGCCTCGCAGCCTTCGCATTCTTTCATCATACGTACCCCCCCTTTCTCATGCGTACTCCCAGTGATGATGCACAAATCCCCTTACTTCTCCTTCTTTTGCAGGAGCGGGAACAGATACCGGCATTGCTATCAGCGGTGCATCATCTCTAGCCGCTAACGCAACAGCTACGTGTGCCGGAAACACCCCGGCAACCAGGTCGTAGCCCTCACTCAGTTCCAGTATCTCGTTTGCTGCTTCTTCTCCAAAGGCTGAAAACGTGAAGTTGATCTGGGTGATCTCAAGCCCTTCTTCTTCGCCTGCTTGCAGGTTAAGGACTTGTTCCCGTGTCATCATATGACGGGATAACCATAAGACTTTCATTTCGTGCTCCTTTCGAGAGTATTTGTTAGAATTGCTTCTTCATATAAGATGCTAATTATTGCGCTGTTTTTATTTCAACCCTTTCCCCTTATTTGGAATTACACTAATAAAACCACTATCCAAAAAATTTACCACAAATATACTACACCTCCATATCACCAAACCCGTTAAATTAAAGAAATTTTACTCTAGTTAGTTTAGTCTTTTATAATATAAACAGACAAGAGTCTCTTACTCATTCGAAACTCTATAGGAATAATATAGACGGTTAGCACCGTCGGTTAGATTTCCTAGCACACGTTTCCGGAGTGAAGTGAGCTAACAGATGGTAAACTTAAAACTCTAAATAAAAAGATTTTTATTAAACGTTAGGTCTGTCATTCGACTTAAACCTTGTCTAGTGCCTACGGTTAGTTATAATATCTAAGTCGTAAAATCTGCTACCCATTCATTGCCTTCTATCACAATTAACTATTAGCTATCATCCAGCAGACTATTTCTCATTGTGTCTTTTGTTATTTTGTGTACTGGTAGTGTACACAAGAAAGAGTGTGTTGGAAAGTGTTGAGGTGATTGTTGTGTGTTTGTTGAGGGTGTGGAAAGGTTATAGTGGATATGGTTAGTCTGTTGTTATTTGAATAACTGTTATTTGTGTGATTATTGAATTTGTGCAGAGGTTATAGTGACCACGGTTAGTTTGTCGACTCTTGAATAACTGCTATTTGTGTGATTATTGAATTTGCAGTAAATTGGGTTATTTTCTTTTTGTCTGCTGTAAAGGGATGTACACTAATAATTAGGATTATTATGTGTCCAATAAAGTTATAGTTTCAACGGTTAGGTTAAAATAAACAAATGAACACTGAAGATTTCGGTACAGGAAATATCCAACCGAAGGTGGATCCTGCTTTTAATAGAGCAACTAGAAGTGTAGCTTATAGTAAGAAAGCAATTAGTAAGTTAGCATCATTAGGATTTGATCCGTTAGAAGAAATGGTTAAGTGTCACAGGAATATAACGGAACAGATAGCTAGACAGAAATATTTTCAAAAGCTACAGGATGAAGGTCTTAAAGCTACTGGTGGTAAATTTAGTGGAATGATGTTAGCTACTTTACTTGCTGCTGAAGAAAAGTTATTAAATGATGTGTTACCTTATGCTTACTCCAAAGTACCAATTGATAACAGTGTAACTGATCCAGATCTTCCACCTCTAATTGTGAATTTGACCAAGAAGGGTGATGTGTATGAGATCAATCCTGTTGAGAAGATATTGTCTGAGGATTATTAAGATATGAGTAATTACTATGCGTGATTTTGTATTGACTAAAGATTTGTGGCCTGCCGTTAGGGATGTTTTCAAGTTACCGGAAGATTTATGTGTAAATAAGTTTACACTAGATATGAGTGGTAAAGATAACTTGCCTACGGTTAGTATTGAAGCCTACATAACTAAAGAACAGTCTGGTGATCTTGTCAGTGTTCTTCGGCATTATGCTTTGGTTGAAGTCTATAAACCAAATCAAAAAGAACCAACATACGAAAACGCTTCATCTGAAGTAAACCTCTCTTTAAAATAAAAATGACTACTCTTATTCTCGCCGGCACTAAAGCTCAAGCAGCTTTATGTGCCATTAAGTATGATGTTGAAGATTATGTGTTTCCTCACAATATTGACTGTGTTCCTAACACCCTCGATGAAGTATGGGTAACAGGCACTTACTATATGAACACATACAACCAAAGATTAATTAGTCAATTTCAGCAATCTGGAAAAGAGATTATCGTTAAAAGACTGGATTAAAGGAAATGTCCCAGATACAATTACACCCTGGGCAATCAGAAGTATATACTGATTTATTTGTGGAAAATGCAATAAGATTCGCTGTTGTAGTGGCATCTCGTGGTTGGGGTAAATCTTATTTCGCAGCAACATCAGCTGTGTCAGCTGTATGGGAGCTTATGAAGTTAAACCCGCGAATTCCTAACAAGAATGTGGTTATCATAGCTCCCACTTATTCACAAGTAACAGATATTTACTATCCTCTGATTGCATACCAATTGGGTATGGAAAGATACGCTCTCAAATCATCAAGAAATCTAGGTAGATTTTGGTTTCCTAATGATATTGAGCTGAAGTTATTAAGCTATGAAGCCATTGAGCGTCTTAGAGGTACAGGTGTTTATTTCTCTGTGTTAGATGAAGTATCTACCTGGGAAGGTGGTGTAGGTTTACAAGAAGCTTGGCAATCTATTATCGAGCCTTGTATTAGTACGCGATGGTCACCTAGACATGCTCAGATTTATAAATCGAAACCCGGTAGAGCTGTAACGATCTCTACTCCGAAGGGTTATACATTTCTTCACGATATGTTCAATTTTCATGAACATGATCCTATGTGGAAATCGTATCATTACGATTATTCTACCTCTCCCTTCCTCGATCCTTCAGAAATAGAACGTGTTAAACACACAATAGACCCACTGAGATTTAATAGAGAATATAAAGCTCTATTTGAAGAATCAGGTAATACTGTGTTCTATTGCTTTGACAGAAAGATACACGTAGATAAGAATATACCTGATTTTAGAAAGCCAACTGATAGTGACACCAGAGATGGTGAAGATGTACATGTGTTTATAGACTTCAACGTCAATATCCAAGCTAGCTCTATATGGGCACTAAGAGGTAATCAACTCTTTGCCATAGATGAACTTAAAGGTCATTCAGATACTGAACAATTAGCGATAGCCTTGAGTAATCGTTACAAGGGTCATCGCATATTTGCTTATCCAGATCCTGCCGGTAGAGCTAGAAAGACTTCAGCTACAGTTGGTGTCACTGACTTTAGTATATTGGAGAAACATGGAATTACTACTCGCGCTCATTCTAAAGCTCCTCCTATTGTGGATAGCGTCAATGCTGTTAATCGTATGTTAAAGACTGCTGCTGGTGATATCAATATGTACTTTCATCCGAGATGTCAGAATCTGATTGCCTCTATGGAAAGAACAGTATGGTTAGAGAGTAACCCTAATAGCGCTACTATTGATAAATCAGAAGGTGCTGAACACTACTCTGATGGCGTTAGATACGGTGTTGAGTATATGTTTCCTATTACTGCAGGTACTAAGAAGACAGCTAGAGGATTTGGTTTTTAATATTTGGTTTCTAATTTAGTGTTTTGTGTTTCAAGTTTTATGTTTCAAGTTTTGTGTTACGGGACTTCTATGCAAGAAAAAGAATTTGATTTTACACATAGAGAAAACTTTGTTCAATTGCTTGCCAGACAAGGTATCAGTGTAGATGATTGTCCTGATCGTTTACAACTAATTGTGATCTGTAAAGCAATTGAGCGGTTAGAAGAAATGACGTTCTCACTGCAACATGATGTAAAGCAGTTAAAAGAAATGATGTTGGAGATGCGTTCTCCGACTTTCTAAAAATGGCTTCCTAAAAAGGACTTAAATTAGATGAAGAATCAACCTTCAAACTGGTTCATTGAACCTTTTAGTGGCTCTTATAGGGCCACAAACAGAGTAACAGGTCAGATTATTACAGGGGCGCTGTCCCTGATTAATTCCACTATTAGTGGCTTAGATATTCCTGAGACTCTCGTTACGAATACTTTCGAACAAACAGCTGGTGGATTCGATCCGTCTATCGGTCGCACGCCGGTTGAGCTGTCAAATAACTACGATACCGCTGCTTTAGCTATCTCGACGAACCGTGTAGTCAAAGCTTCCCCTGGATATCTTCATAAGATTATCTTAGCGGCAGGTAAAGCTTATGACATGGAGATCCATGATAACGCTACTACTAATAGTGGATTAGTGTTTGATACTGGTGCAATCCCTGCAAGTAACGTTCCTATCGTTATTGAAATTAACGCGCTAATGACAGCAGGTATTACTATTCGTAACACACACGCGTCGGTAGCTCACGTCGCAGGTGACGTTGTTATTCTGTACCGTTAAGGATTCCGGTATGGCACAAGTTAAAATTAAAGATGTGAGTAAGAGATTTGTTACCGTGGATGTCACATGGGATGATGGTCTTGAGTTGAAGAACTACGTCATCTCTAATGTCCCCGTAGAATCAATGGCTGATGCTCAGAAGTATCTATTTGAACACATCTCAGGTATTTACGCAGCAGAGAGAGCCAAGGCAGATGCGGAAATCTACGCTAATCCGGTTATCGATCCTCTGGTGCTACAGGCTGTTGGCTTGACGTTTGACAACAACGGTAATATTGTCTCTTAACCATATTCTAACTTATATATATATTTTTAACACCATATTTTTTATTTGAAAGGACTCTTTCGTGAAAGAACTTGTCGGTCAAGTAGTTAGTCTCTGGAGAAATCCAAGACCTGGAGAAGAACATCTTAATCCTGACGGTGAAAGAGTCTTCTTCAATGATAAATCTTTTGTGTCGATTCTCGATTATTCCGATGGCTTTATTAAAGTCGAGGATAATGGTTTTACGCGTTGGTTAAATGTGTCGCAGTTTCGCACTATTGAGGTGGTTTAATCATGGCCCTCGATTATGGCTTAAAAGGCTCAATCGATATCGCGGACAGTCGTACCCGTGCGCTGACGCTACGGGCTGATGGTGAGCCTGTATTCAACCCTGCTGCTAATCGTTGGGCTGATGAACTGAAGGCAAGCGATGGCGCGTGGCGGTTCTTGCGCGGTGGTAGTGCGGCTGGCCGGGGTGTGGGCAACGTGTTTGACGCTGCGCTGGCGGATAACTTCACGGTGTTGTTGCTGGTGCGTGGTAAGAAGCCGAATTACACTGCTATTCTCAACAAGCTTTCTGCCGGGGCAAGTAAGGGTGTGGCAATTTATATGGCCCCCCAATCTGCAGGTGACGGTACTTATTTGCGCCTTGATCCTGTTGTCGGGTCAGGGACATACCGAGCAAACAGAAAGCAATCGAAAGACCTTAACTGGCACTGGTACGCAGTCTCTGTGTCAGGCGTCAATGCTTATTCATGGCTTGATGCCGGTGAAAGGAAATCGGACACTAAACCAGCCGGCGACCTAGCAAACACTCACCCGGTTACTCTGGCTACTGGTGGCAACCAAGTCAACATCGCCGCCACCCTAATCTACTCTCGCGTCCTCACCGACGCCGAAGTCCAGTCCCTCATGTCCGGTCGCACGATGCCGAAAGAGGTATCAGGACTGATTGGGTATTACAAGTTCAACGAGGGCAGCGGTACGACCTGCACGGATCATTCTGGGCAGGGGAATCATCTGACTTATACCAGTCCGGTGTGGGAGACGTTTGATCCCGCATCCACGGCAAAGACCAACTTCGCCAGCGGCCAGCCCTACACTCCCGCCGTCCTCAAGACTCAATCATGGTGGGATTGCCTGCCGCCGGCTATAGCTGACCCGGAGATGATGGGGTGCGCGCATATCGTGACCAGTGCGTTTAGCGTCTCCGGTAGTGCACTCATTGATGCTGCTGTTATGGGCAATTTCACTGTTTGCGGTTGGAGAAAAAGCAATACCGGACGCGGAACACAGATGCTTTTCAGTGCGGGTAGCGCTAATGCGTACCCAGTCAGGTTAATGATTTCTGATGGGTTGGTTGGGCTGCGCTTTGGTAATGGCTCTACTGAAACGGTCAATTTATTCTCCAGAGTTAATAAGTGGACTACTGAAAATCGATGGGTGTTTTGGGCTATTGCTGTCAGCGGAAGTAGCGCAACACTGTATCTAAACGGCACACCGATTGAGACTATTTCCGTATCTGGTGTCCGCGCCGCAGGGATGCAATCATGGTTCTGGAACAACGGCGGGAGGCACACCCTTCGTAGTTCGCGCCTATTCTCCCGCGCCCTCTCCGCATCCGAGGTCAACGAGCTATTTTTGACGGATAGGATCAGTAATCGCACGAAGGCTGAAGTGACGTATGGGCCTGAACTGGTGACGAATGGCGACTTCTCCAACGGGACGACGGGGTGGCAGCTTGTTGGCACTTCGATGGCAGTTGAGTCGGGCCGCTTGCGAGTCACTGGTGCGGCGAACACCGATCGCGCAGTCCAAAATGTGGCGCTTGTCGTTGGTAAGTCCTATAAACTGACTTATTCGATGTACGCCGGGACTGTCACGAACAACCCAAACATCGTCATGGACAACGGGCAGGGTAGTGGCGTTACGGGGCAGTTTGGGGAAAACCTGTCGGTTGTTTTCAATTGTACCGTTGCGAATAGTCAGGTGTGGCTGCGGGCCAATGCTGGTGAGGCCCTGTTCGACAACATCTCCGTCCGCGAAATCACCGGAGTAACCCCCGGCTTAGTAGGCGAATGGCTATGCAACACCCCGCACAGCACGACGATCAGCGACACATCGGGTAACGGGCTGCACACGACTACGGGTAATCCTCGACTGCTGGATAGTCCGTATCAGGTGGCAAGGCGGAAGCGGTTTGGGAAGCAGTTGAAAGTGTCTGCTGGAGGTTACGCTAGAGTTCAGTCTGCTGATGTGAAAAATGCACTGAATAACAGTGCAGTGTTGACGGTATCGCAATGGGTTAAGCCTGTGCGTTTGCAAAATGCCGTGTCAATTATTAGTGGAATTCTTACGTCAGCGGCCAATACTGGAGTTGGGGTATCTAATGCATCAGGTGGCTTCATCTCTTTATATGCAAGAGAAAGTCAATCTGCTGGTGCTGTTTCGCTTGTTTCACCCAGAAGGTTCCAAGAGTTTATCGGTCAATGGATTCTCTTGTCCGGTGAAGTTGATTATGCAAACGACTTGGGAAAGATTTACCTGAATGGTCAGTTGATTGCACAGGGTGCGATGGCCTTCACTGATACAAAATACACAGATACGGGCAATCCGTATATTTACGCGGCTAGTAGTAACACCAGCGAAACCCACGCAATCGACTCCGCCCGCATCTACAACCGCGCCCTAACCGCAGCCGAGCACTATCAGCTATTCCTCGATAACGCCCCGCGCAACGGACTCATAGCTGAGTACCTTTTTGACAATGACGTAAGCAACTGTCAGGACACGTCGGGCAATGGGTTCCACGCCACTTGGAGCGGGATATCGGCGGCTAACTATGTGAGTGAACTATAATTAAACGGATTACACCACATAGCTTATACCATATAGAATAAATCATACAGAATAATAATTGACACCTAGATAGTGTCTTCTCCAGCCTTTTCAGGCTCATTAGCCTTTAGGTAAACGCTTTATGAAAGACAAACTATGAGCGTAGAGAGACGGGAAACAGAGGAGGGTAGTAAATGGACGGGTGAGGAAAGAAGATCAGGTATGCAACCAAAAATACCACATCATGTGACACTAGAGGATATCTGGATACTTCTTCAGACGCATATTCACGAAGAGAATCTTTATAACAAAAGACTCTCTAAAGCATTTCCTGTGAATAAGCATGGAGAACCAGACTTCGATGGACATGGTGATTACCACACCCGTCTCATTGATACAGCGGTAAGGATACAACAACGTAACGAAAGAATCTTCGAGAAGTTTCTCGCTGGTGGTATCTGGGCTACGCTTGTTGTAGTAGGTTCATTCGTCCTGAATGGTGCCTTAGATTGGCTTAAAATCAATCTAAAGTAACCTATCTGAAACAACAAAGGAACGAATATGTTATACAATGTTTGGAATGTATTTCGAAGGTGGGACTGGGGCGTAGCTGCTATTACTCTTGTGTTATTGTGTTTAGCTTTTGTGGCTTATCGTACATCAGCTGGTTATGAAGATCCAATAATTGATGACCAAGGCTATGCTATCGCCTACAGAAACAAAGAGAGTACTACCATAGAGTATGATAGAACATTCAGGGTGATGAGAGCTTTCGACGGTACAGTCTACCGTTCCATTGAATGTGATAGAAATCAAAGGTCATTTGATGTAGTTCCTGTGATTCGTCAATT